ATCGTTGCGTTTTCAACCAGGTACAGCCACTGCACTGCCGATAGCTGGTAGTAGGACAGCTCCATGAAGCCAGCCACACCGCCGACGTATCGGGCCTGGGCAGCAGCGATCGCAGCGGTCAGCGAAATATTCACCACCGGGAGTACGCCGGGTTTGGATGCTAACTTCGAGCTCTCTTGGCTCGCTTGATACTTTCCATACCAGAACTGGTCGATCTCGTTTCCAGCATTCATGAACGCTGGATGCAGTTTGTAGCCGGGCAATGGTTGGTCGGAAATCCAGCGCCCTTCCTTGCCAGCGTTGGCGCCAGAAGCAATGATCGCGCGCTTGGCATAAAACTTTGGCACCTTGACCATGGCCTGGCCGTCGATCGTGACGCTCTGCATGCCACCCCAAACCGGGTGTGCGTTGAAGTAGGCCGCGCCGGGGTCGGCCACAGTATTGCCATCGTCGTCAATGTAGGCCCAGGTGCCGCCGTCGCCGCCTGTGGCGATAAGCGCGACACCTGCTACGTTGGCGAACGCCTGTTTGGTGGTGAACTTCACCTCGCTGGACCATTCCGACCAGCCGCGTGATGCGCCTTTATGACGTGCGCGGATGTAGTAGGTTGTCGAGCCGGCCAACAGAATCCCTGCCGGCATGATGGTCGATAGCAGGTTTACAGCATCTTCGCCCGAGTCCCAGGCGGTGGTTGTCCAGGTGTCTGTCGAGGCACGTACCTGGTACTGCGTCGCTGCGTGCGTATCGGCACCTCCGATAGTGGCAAACGCGCCCGTTTGCAGCGTTGGGGTTTCGCCGACGTCAGTGGCGTTATTGGCGGGCGAAACGACTGTTGGTGCTGTCACATAGATGAACGCCGTGTCGGTCGCAAACGATACCGTAGCGCTCCAATCCGACCACAGGCCCGACGTATCTTTCACGCGCGAACGCAGGTAGTAGGTGGAGTTAGCCACCAGCACCGACGCTGGCATTTGATACGACAGACCGGCGGGCAGTTCGCCGGAATCGTGGTGCAGCGTGGCAAAGCTGGTGCTGGTGGCGACCTGGAACTGTACGCCGCCCTGGGGGGTATTGCCCGGGCTGTTGTACCCGGCGATAGCCAGCGTGGGGCGTTCGGTAACGCCTGTGGATTCGTCTGCGGGGGCTGTGATGGCGGGCGCGTCTGGCCGCATGGCGGGGTTTACAAAACCGCCCAGGCCGGTGGTTGCAGACAAAGCCACAATGTGGCGGATTGCTGCGGGCTCACCATCGACATCGACGCGCAGGCTACCGTCGCCGCGCATGGGTAGAACGTATTCGTAGTCGGCAAAGCCAGCGGGTATATCGCCACCCTGGCGACGTGTGGACCAGACGCGTTCTGTCCAGTTGGTATGGGTGTTGTCGCGGAAATACAAGCGAACTTCGGCAGCGCTCAAACTGCGGCGGATAACAACCGCGCCACCCTCGACATCATTGCCGATGTTGATCGGCTTGGACAGCCAGATGTCACCGACGTTGCCTTCTGCGTATGCTGCGCCAATCTGGTTTAGCGAGCAACGTGTCAGCACACCGCCCGTGAAACCGCGTGTCAGGTTGCTGGCCAGACGAATCCGGTTTTCAGAAAGGATCGCAACGCACTGGATCAGTTCAGTGACGCGGACCGTTTCGCCCTCGATGCCGCCTTCTACGTCTTGCGCCAAAACGTAGTATTCGCCCGTGCGCAGCTGGGCCGTGCTTTGCACGTCCACCGAGTCGTCACCGACCACGCCCTCGATGATCGGGGTGTCGATTGTGTCAATCAGCGTAAAGCCTGGTGCCCAAAGTTCGTGCGCGATACGGTTGTCACGGTACAGCCAATCCAGCGTTACAGCCCGCTGGACCGACGTTGAACTTGTCTGTTCAATCTCACCAACGCGATCCGCCAGGTCGTCAATCTGGACCGCAAGTTGCGTCTGTCGAGCGTCGAGAGCTGCGTCGTTGTTCAGCAGGGTTTGGTTGATCGGGTTCCATGAGTCTGGGTGCGCGACACTCGATGTGGTCAGCGCCGGCACCTCCGGGGTGAACTTCGGGTTTGCGCTTGGCGTAAGTTTGGTTGCCATGTGGTAGCTCCTATGAAATCAATATTCGAATACCAAATCAACTTCGAACTCGGTTTCGGGTTCGAACTCTTTTGGCGCAACAACACGACGGCCCATTAGCGTTCCGTCGCTGGCAAAAACGCCCACCTCACGCAGCACGTTATCGCCGGCAGCAGTGCCGGCAAGGGTGCCGCGCACCGTAAGCGTCGGACCGCTTGGGATGGCCTCGGCTATGACTCGGTAGAACTCAGCCTCAAGGTCTACGTCGGTGTCGGGTGAGTAAGGGCGATTGCCCGAACCAAAGGCGACGTAAGCCGCTGTCGGTTGCGGTGCTACGCCAGCTACAGCCAAAGCCACAGCGCTTCGGTACGCGATCGTTGCTGCAATTGTGTTGATCGACATCAAATAACCTCTCTGGTGACAACGCCACCGCGTCGGGTGGTGGCGACTCCTGTGAACCAGACACCTGGACGACCTTCAATTCGGCCGAGACTCCAGGTGCCATCAAGTCGGCGCAGGCCAAAGGTAGCCAGCGTCGGGTAATCAAGTGCCCAGGTTCCATCTAACTTCCAGTGCCCGGACAGCGCATGACCGGAAAGCGTGTGGGTGCCGTCCAGCCGGGTGGGCGGCGACAGCGGCCCTGGATCCTTCAGGCGGTCGCCGCCGGCGGCCTGAACGGGAAACACTGCCCGGCTCTTCGATTTGATCGTGGAGAAAGCGGAATCGAGCGGTAGGCCCTCTGGACGCTGGCCGGTCAGCTTTACGTCTTCGTCAAGATTCCAGCTGCCATCGAGAAGGCGAGGAACGTACGCCGAAGACAAAGCCCAACAGCCGTCGAGCGTTCGCCAGCGGTGGGCGGGCGAGCGCTTGCACTTGTCGAAACGAATGCGGCCGCGCTGGCTAACTTCGGCCAGGCTGATGCGGCTGTCGAACGACGCAGCGCCGGTGATAATGATTGACCGCAACCGGCTTCGTGCTGGCGCATACTCTTGAGCAGTGTTCCTGATCAGTCGCTGAGCGGCACGACCCCACGGGGAATCGACAGTGTTGATCTTGATCGCATACTCAGCCCAGTGCGACAGCGCCATCCTTCGGATGTCAGCGTGCGCACCCACAGGCGGATCAAGCTTGATCTCTTCGCCCAACGTCCATGAGCCATCCAGCGTCCTGCCACCGGCTTCGACCCACTCTTGGTAATAAGTTCGATACTCAATCAGGTTGATGACTGGATAGCCAACTGCAGCCAACGCCTGCCTCACGGCCCAGGGCGTTCCTTTCTTTCGGTGCCAAGCCAGCGAACCGGCCACGATCTCGCGCTTCCTGCTTTCGCTCCAGCTGTCATCCCACATATCGACAGAGAACGTCCACGCCAGCCAAGGCAGCAAGTGCGCGGGGCATTTGTAAGGGTTCCACAGGTCGCCAATGACACTGGCATCCAGGGCCTCAACGCGCTGCGCCTCAACAGCGGCAAGCGCGCGTTCGGTGCTACTCGATCCCGGGGGGAGAATGCTGGGACTCACCAGTCGGCCTCCGCTCTGGACAGAGAAATGGAAACGCAGTGGCCGGCCTGGTCTGGCTCACAAAGAATATCGGCGGCAGGCTCCAGAATTTCCACTCGCGTCACGCCAGGCTGATGCAGCGCTGCGTAAATTCCGGAATGCGCAATGCTGCGGCCCATCCCCCTCTCATCGCTTAGGTACTTCTCAAGGCTCAATTGCGCCGCAGCAATAACCTGCTCGGCGCTCGGGCCCATGGCGATGTGTAGCTTCGCGCTCACGCTGAACCGGACTATTGATGCCGCTTCGACAATTACGGTGTCATTCAGGGGTCGAACGTCATCTGCGCTCAGCGCCGATTGCACGGCCAGTAGCACATTGTCGGCAGGCTGGCCATCACCGGTACGGGAAAGAACCACAACGCGAACATCTCCGGAAGCCGCGTCAGGGTCGATAAACGCATCTGCCACATCAGCGTGCGCGTTAAGGGTGTGAAAGACATACGCCTGGCGTGATCCGGCAACGGTAGTGGCCTCGAGCGCCAGCTGCGCCACGCGCCGAAAGCTTTCATCGGACTCGTACACTGCCGGGGTTGGGGGCCTGGTGGTCGGGTCTTCTTGGGAAATAAGCTTGCGTCGCACCCCAAGATTTGCGGCAAACTGGTCAAGATCAGCGTCCTCTGCATAAGCCAGCATCACCGAGCGGGCGGCCTCGTTGATGCGGTTTCGCAACAGGATTTCCCTGTAGACATTTTCCTGCAACAGCATAGCGATGGGCTCCGAGTCAAGCGATAGGGTCTGCTCGAAATCCGCGCGCTGTTCAGCCGGAACGCGATCAAGAAACGCCTGCTTTCTCTGCTCTAGCAAAGCCTCGTAGTCAAGGCTTTCAACCACCTGAGGGCTCGGTAGCTGGGAAAGATCAATGGTCTGGCTCATAAAGCGGATCCTGTGCCTGTAATCGGCACTGAAAAATTGACCGTTTGCTGACGGTTACGCAGGATGGCTACGCCGCTGACCTCAAGCGTGGCGTGGCCCTTATGGCTTGCGTCGATATCCAGCCGGGCGCGGGTTAGCCGAAACCTTGGCTCGTGCAACCACAAGGCGGTGGCCGTCGCAGCGTAAAGCTGGACAGCCGTTTGTTCCGTCAGAGGGTGGTCGAGCAACTCAGGCAGCATGCTGCCAAAGGACCTGCGCATAACGCGGGTGCCAATCGGTGTGGAAAGGATCTTGCCAATGGACTGACGAATGTGATCGAGGTCGCTCAGTCGCTGGCCTGTGCTGGTGTGCATTCCAACGCTCATTGAGCAGGCCCCCCGGTATTGCTGCCTCCTGGCTGCACGCCGGTATGTACATGCAAATGCACCACTACACCGTTCGATGAAAGATCTCCGCCGACGTGCGTGATGTCGCCCGTGATCGTGGTTTTGTTGCCTTTACCGTTCTTTCCGGCCATGCCAGCCAGGTAGCTGAGCAGGTCCTCGACCGTGTGCTTGCCGGTGGACGTGCTTTGCGGTGCGTCCAGCGTGATCTTTTTGGTCTTGAAATGCACACTGTCGGCGGCTTCCACGTACAGAGACTTGATGCCTGTGATCGTCAGGGCACCGGTGGCATGGTTATATGCCTCGCGGGCACCGTCGCGGTAAAGCGTCACGGTCTCGTCGCTGTTTTCAGACGGATGAGGGATTGCGTCCTGGTCAACGCCCGTCAAGACGATGGCCGATGCAAGGTCGCCGCCCGGGCTCAACAGAACGACCTGCTCTCCCACGGTGGGCGGGTTCCATGTGTTTGTGTCGCCGGCGCGTAACTCGACCCATGGCCGCCACGCAGTCAAAAGGTCGCCGGTCTGCACGCGCACACGCGCTGGGCGTTTATGGCGAACTTCAGCCACGGTGCCCAGGCGGATGATGTTTTGCAGAAGCCTGTAGATGTCGTCGAGATTCATGCCGCAATAATGGCGGCATGCGAGAAGGATATCCCTGGGGCTAAGTTTGGGTCACGACTTACTTAACCTGACTCGAGCGTCGATAGCGCTTCGAGATACATGTCGGCGATCTCGCTCAGGTCCGACCCAGCCAAACCAAGTAGGCGGCGAGCAGGCGTTCTAAATTTTCGACCGCCTCCTGATGATCGGTCTTCACCATAGTGGTGAGTGGCCGCGATGACTCCTGACCGTCCAGAAAAACCAACTGATAAATCATCGCTGGTAGCGCTTATTTTCATGTGTCGAGCGGTTCTGAGCTTCTGGAACATGGCACCGCGACGTGCGATCGCTCCACGACGCTGGCGCAAAGCGGGCGCCCTAGGGGCAAACGCTGTTCCATCAGGGTTCTTCTGTGCTGCGATTCTTTCGCGCTGGATCTGACGCAGGCGTTGAGCAACCAGTCGATTAACGCGTAAGCGCTGGGCGGCCGAAAGGCGTGAAAGCAATAATTGCAGCCAATCATCCAGCGGGGCAAAGTCACTCATAGTCAAACCGTTTCGGGTCCCAGGCTTCGACACTGTAAGTGCCGATGGTCTCACCCGTCTGCCGGTTGATAACCTCGACCTGGATCATTTCACGCGGTAGCTCTGGATGCTCATCTGAGATTTGATGCTGCGCAATAAGTCTATCGCCG